AATTGCTTAACGTACTTGCTAGTTTGTTTCCTTCCCTTGTTGGAGATAGGTTTTGCAATAGCGTCAATTTTCAAAACGGTATGTCCTCATCTAACGACTTTTGATCTATACTGCTTAAGTCAATATCTGCCACTGGAGCAAAATTTTCAGAAGGCGTATTTCCTTTAGCCTGCCAGCCGCTAATAAATACTCCATTGGAGCCTTCTCTCAAGGCAGCTTTTAGGTTAAAAGTCTGTCCGTCAATATCTACTTTTCCAAAATAAGCGTTATCGTCATACTTGGAATCATTCAGGCTAAAAGCAAAAGAAAGATCATCTGCCATGACCTGAAGCCATTTCCTGCCATCTCTAGTGCTTTTTTCAACTCCAGAAATGTAGACATCTTTGCCGTTCACCTCCATTTTTCCCTTAAAACCTTTGCAGGGATTTAGGCTGAAAGTTTTTTCAGTTTCGTAACTCATTGAGTTTCTCCGTTTCAGTTGTAATAGTCTTAGCTGCGGTTACCAATAAGGGCCACGCCTTATCTAGCAGTTCCTGATCCTTCTTAATCTCAAGTAGCACAGGAGGCAGCGTTGGGTAGTAGGACATCCAGTAATAGCTCTCAAGGCCTAGCAGATGCATTGAGAGCTGTACTTGCTGAACGTATATTGCGGGTAGCTTTCCTGATCTAAGGTATCCAACGTGGGTAGCCTTGAGAGGACACTTTATCTCTATGCCAGAAGTATTCCCTAGAAGGCCATCAGGAGAGCATCCTATGTCGTAATCGTCATGGGCTATAAATCCTACCTCTTTAAATTGAACGCCTAAGAGAAGCTCTGAGGTGGCTCTAGCCTGTGGTTCCTTTTCTCTACCGTCTTTCATAGCCTGAGATTCGTAGCCAGCTACCAAAATTCGGTCCAGTTTATCACCGATAATCTGGTTAACAGCCTTATCAGTTACGCTTTTAGTAGGCTTTTCGCCCTTAGAGGTAAAGAAACTAGAGGCCTGAGATGCTGTGATAAATCCTAAGCGACATTCTAGCCACTCAGGAGTTCCCTGCACACAGTCGAATATTCTCATGCAGCCTTCCTTTTCTTGTAGTCTTTCAGGCGCTGCTGAATAACCGCTACGTCTTTATCTGTAGCATCCTCCCAGCTTTTAATGCCTACAGCGTTAAAGATTAACTCCTCCTCTATGCCAGCCTTCTTGCACTCAGCTTTAATCTTAGAAGTATCTACCTTAGCGTTAGTCGCATAGTGAGCATCATCGTCTGTTGATACCCACTTCTCTTTGTTGGAAGGGTCACCAAAGCCAAACATACTAAGCATGAGGTAACGCTTGCAATAGGTGTAGCAGCTACCAGTTCCCTGTGGATCGCGCTTACCCTTATCAACTGTCGTAGTCTGACTGTACTCAGATACAACTGAGTCAACCATAACCACTTTAAAATGACAGGTAACGCCAGCCTGATTTTCAGAGTTAACATCTTCAAAATGAAAATAGATATTCTCTTCTTGTAGGGCTGGGGTAATGTGATCTAGCAAAGTCTCCAACTTAGTGTACTTATGGTTATTTGCAAAATCATTGCTACCATCTTTACTTGGAGCATGAATCTTACTTTTTACTTTAAAAAATTTAGACCAAAATATTCCGTCTTGCATATTCCTCTCCTAAGATTTTAATTCGTCAGAAATATCTTTGATCGTGGAGTCTAGACTTACGAGGTTCAAACTTTCAGGCAAGTCTTTTGCTGGGGCATCAGGAATTTGCTCAGAGGCTTTTTTGAAATCAACCTTTCCATCTTTAGTGTTGTCAACAACAGCGCTAACAACTTCCCAGAGATACAGTAAATGTTCATCCGACAACTGTGCCTCAATAGAAAGTATATTATCGTCATTGCTTGCCTGCATTCTTTGGCGAATTGCCATAATGTCTTTAGTCATAATGTTCTCCTTAAAAAACCAAGCCTACCAAAGCTGTGTGCAAAATGCAAATCAAGTGTAAACTAAAAAAGTCTTGCATTAAATTTTTGACAGGAGTAAATTCGGTAGTCCGGTAGGTAGAGGGATGGTCCGCGCAAGCGTCACCCGCCTCTTAAAATCTGAGGGTTCTCTGGAAATCCTGCCGTTAAAGCGCGATGAGTGGTCAGCTATTGCTGGCGGGTAAAAGCGCACAGAGGCGGTACTGCAACCGTAATTTTACCAGCTTGTAGCCTGCAAGTGGCGTACAAGACCTCCCATGCGAAGGTGAAAGCGTGGGCATGATAACACTGCCTTGCCGCACCAGCGGTAGGGTGAGTGTTGCCTCCAAAAGCTCAGGCTCTGCATAGGCATAAAAAAATCACATACTACATATAGTGGTTAATGAGGAGGGCTCTTTTCATTTAGACACAACATATAGTGTTAGGTTACGGCAAGTGACAAGACAGTTAAATAAGTGTTTGCAAATAGATTTAAAGTATGTATAATACTTATATTAACTAATAAAACTGAGATAAAAAATGACATTACAACAACAGATTGACCAGTTAGCAAAAATCAAAGCAAGAATGGACCTTGATAAGAAAGCCCATGCTGAGTTGCTTAACAGCATTAAAGCAAACGGTGCAGGCACTTATGAAGGCACAGAGTTTGATTTAACTATCTCGGTTTCAGAGCGTAAAAATCTTGACATGAAAGCTGTTAGAGAAAAACTTAGCCGACAGTTCATTGTTGCAAACACCAAAGTTTCAGAAATCGTTAGCCATTCTTGGAGGTCCAAGTAATGGTCATTATTCAATCTAACAATTTCTATCAGCATAAGGATGTGCTGATGTCTCAAAAATGCGGTGACACTTTTAGCATAAACATCAATCTAAAAAACGGCACACGATTTTACAATGTTGTTTGGGGTAGAAAGTGGGTCACATTTAAATCAATGTTTGGGCAAGAAAAAATAAAAATGCACGTTAAAAAAGCCAGAGAAGTATTGAAGACATATTATTGGAGAACAGCAAGGTCTAAAGTTTGGCAGGAGAATTGTTTAGGCGAAAAGCGCAGGAAGTCTTTACCTAAGAATTGGGAGGCTGACTACTAATGCAAATTGACACTAACATTCCTATCCCAACAGGCAGGAGAAAAAGACCAAGTAAGTATGCTTGGGCGGAGCCAATGAAAGTAGGACATAGCGTTGCGTTTGATAACATCAAAGAGGCTAACAAAGTCTACGTTGCTTTGCGTAATAAGTTTGGAGACAAGCGTAAGTGGATGTTGCAAACCCAAGAAGATAATTCAATTAGAATCTGGAGAAAACTATGAGTGGGTACGCGAGAAAAAGACATAACGGGAAACCAATGAGAAGGTTATCTCTCGTTAAGCAGATCAATCAGATTATTCCAGAGGCAGAGGCAGCCTTTAGAGAAGATTTTGATGGACAAGACACTGGTATTTGGTTGCGCGGTAGTGAGAGTACGCACACTGACAAAAAGGGTAATGTTCAGAGAATTTTTGATTACTGGGCGATGGAAGAAAAAAAGCAGTATCACCCAAAGTTATTAAAAATATTAGACAGAGCAGATTGGTGGGCAGAGCCGCATGATGCAGGAACCCTGATGCTCTGGCCTAATCCAATAAAACATTACAGATAAGGAGAGGACAATGAAAGAACTAATGAGCATGATGGTGTGTCTTTTCCTAAGTGCGTTGCTAGGAGTAATGGTTGCAACAGGATGGGTTTTATAATTTAAGGAGAGGACAATGGACATTCATAACATTGATCTGTCATCAAGAGAGCTGCAAGTAATATACATTGCGTTATCTAAAGTTTGGTGGTCAGGTCAAGATGCTGAAGCAGATATATCTGTCAGGACCAAGCTAGAAAAAAGTGCGCTAAATAAATCTGGAAGAAGTGTGCATGATTTTTTAGTAGAACATGAAGCAATTAATGACACTGATAAACCGGATGTAAGGACTAAAGCTCAGAAAGCTGCAAGCCTGAAACGTGAACATAAAAGGCAGATAGCAGAGCTGAAGGCTTCATAGAAGACCACAGGAATTGTCATTTCCTGTTCTCCACGTTTGCCTGAGCGTGGGTCTTAAAATCAGGCTTATAAAGTTGTGATCGCGTTTGTTGTTTGGTGTGCGCGATTCCTGTCCCAGCAAGCGGTGGGCAGATTCAGCAAAACACTTGCAGTTGGTGATGGAGCCAAACGGTTTTTTAGGTGCTTGACATGGCCTTTTTGACTTCCTACTTCATGCGCTAACCGAGGAAACCGCGCTAAGGTTAGTCGTACTCTTAGCGAACGATTTGAGTACGCACCCAAATTATTGATATATAAGGGATTATATTGTTAACAAAGTGTTTGCAAATAGGAATTAGGTATGGTCTAATAACCATATTGATTAATAACTTGGAGAAAAAAAATGGCCCTACGAAAAATTGTTAACTCGGACGCAACTCACAAGGTTTTTGAGGCTCGACTTGATGCTTATCGTCCAGACGACCAGTTATATATCGACGGCTGGTACTTTACTTTCGGTGATGTATTCAGTGCCGCTTTGAACAACGGTCAGTGCCCATTAGAGGGGCTAGCCAGAGCCGAGAAGTTTGAAAACCCTGTATACTGGCTAGCGCGAAACCCAACAATACTAAGCGCAATCAAAAACGAAGAAGTCGAAGTAGCTTTTGAAGCGAAGATAGGAGACACGATTCAGTACATTGGAAAGACCTTTACTATCGAAAAAGCCAATAACGGAAATCTAAAATTAGTAGAAGTTTAATTCAAACAGCACAAGGATGTGCATAACCGGAGAAAAAAAATGACAATAGTAAAATTTCAGGAAACAAAGAAAGAGTGGAGTATAAGAGAAAACTTTTTCTTTGAAAGGTGTGCAGAGTGGGTAGTTGAGCATGATGGCGAAAACGTAGTTGATTGGGACTTGGTCCCAGACGAAGTAATAGACGAAGGCATAGACTTGTATTTTGGACCTAAAGCAGATGTTGCTTTTTATTACGATGCCATAGAAAAGATAGATGGCGGTGATGCAGCACAGCTTGTAGTAAATTTGATTAGAAATGATACAGATGATCTAGAGGCTGCATCTGAGTTAAAAAAGACAGTTAGAAGTTTGCTTGTTGATTGGATACATAACCATGTAGATGAACAGCTAGAAACAGGAAATGCTGGTTATGATCCTGCCGAACAGTCTAGGGAGCCGTACTAATGGTTGCTGAACTTAGACCACATCAACTAGACGCTGTAGCTGCTCTGAGGGGCAGCCTAGCGTCTGGTAAGCTTAGACCAATACTGGCGGCTCCTTGTAGTTTTGGAAAGACAGCCATCGCTGCTCATATCCTTATGTCTGCTGCCAAGAAGGGTAAGACAGGTATTTTCTTTGTGGACCGCTTGAAGTTGCTTGCACAGACTGAAGAAACTTTCAAGCGGCTAGGAGCTGATTACACTGTCATCCAAGCAGATAGACCTTTTGATCCTACCAAGAAGATTCAAATTGCCAGCGTCCAGACTGCTATTAATCGAGAGTTGAGGTTCGATGTTGGTATTGTTGACGAGTGCCACGTTCAGTACAAAGGCCTTCTAAACATTATGCATCGCTGGAACGCAATACCCTTCATTGGTATGAGCGCCACTCCTTACAGCAAAAATCTTGGGCTGACCTACGATGACCTGATAGTCACCAAAAAGCCTAGAGACTTGATGGAGGAGGGCTGGTTGTGTCCTGTAGAGTATTATGCAGGCAAGAGGCTAGACACTAAGGGTATCAAGACTAAAGCTCTATCTACTGGCGGCTCAGACTACGACCCTGAAGAGCTAGGACAGAAGATGATAGAAGACGATACATTGGCAGGAGACATCATTGAAAACTACAGGAAGCATTCTAAGGGACTCACAAGGCGTGGAATAGCCTTTGCTCCTAACATTACATACTCAAAAAACTTAGTAGAGAGATTTAACGAGGCAGGAGTTCCAGCCTGTCACATTGATGGGTACACGCCTGATGAAGAGCGAGAGCTAATCTATCAGGACTTTGAAGACGGAGTTTACAAGGTGTTGTCATGTTCAAAGCTACTGGCAACTGGCTATGACTCTCCATCTACTGAAATCCTCATAGACTGCTTTCCTACTAAGTCTCTGATTAGTTTTGTGCAGAGAGCTGGGCGCATCATGCGGATACATCCAGATAAAGAGATAGCAACCTATCTAGACCACGCTGGCAATCTGGAGGAGCATGGACAGTTCCCTGAAGACGTTATCCCTTCAGAGCTAGATGAAGGTAAGCAAAACTTCAAAGAACGAGAGCAAGTTGAGAAACCAGAAGTTGAACTCAAGATGCAGGAATGCCCTGTGTGCTATAGCCAGTTTCAAGGCAGAACTTGCGGAGCCTGCGGCTATCAGCTACCTCCTAAAGCCGAGATACTCAAGGATGATGGCAAAGAGCTAGTCAAAGTCAACAAGCTAACCAGCAAAGAAGACAAGCAAGCATTCCTTAGCGGCTTGATTAGGTTTGGTTTGAATAGAGGCTATAAGGACGGATGGGCTAGTTGGAAGTACAAAGAAAAGTTTGGGGTGTTTCCACGAGGTCTAGACAAAGTAGCCAGCGATGAAATACCAGAAGAAGTTCGGGGTTACATCCAGCACATGAACATCAAGAATGCTAAAAGGAGAGAACATGAGCTACGTTAACAACTTCTTGAATCGTTTACAGAAAGTTAAACAAGTCGGCAATGACAAGTATACAGCGTTATGTCCTGTACATGATGACAAAAATCCCAGCATGACTATCAAGATTGTTGAGGACAAAATACTAGCTTACTGCTTTGCTTGTGGGGCTAAGGCTCCAGCAATAGCAGAGGCTGTAGGACTAAAAACGTCTGACCTGTTCTCTGGTGACACTCCGTTCGCACCAGATAGAGATTACAAGCTTATGCAAAAGAAAGGGTTAGACGATACTTTTCTACTAATACATGAAAAGTCAGTACAGAAAAAAGAAAAAATGAGGCATTCAGACTATAAGTTCATGCGCCAAGCTAAAGCTAGAAGACAAGTCAGAGAGGAGAAAGGCCTTGAGTAGACCAATTTATGAAACAGAGGGAGACAGGCTCAACGAAAGTTTTCTAAAAACAAAGCTAGAAAAGATTTGGAACTGTAAGCTAATTAAGCTTCCTAAGAAGTCTATGCTAGATTTTTGTGCTGAGAGAGACAAAGAGATAGTGGCGTTTATTGAGATGAAGCATAGAAGCAAGCCTAGTGGGAGCTACCCAACGTATATGCTATCATTGGCTAAGTTGCAAGCTGCAAAGAGATTGCATCAAGATACTGGCAAGCTTTGTTTGCTTGTAGTTCAGTGGACTGATCTACTAGAAATGGTAGACTTAGCTGTATGTGATTTTACTTTAGCAATGGGAGGCAGGACCGACAGAGGAGACTCACAGGATGTTGAACCAGTGGTTCATATTCCCTTCACTGGATTCGGTCTAGTAGGAAGCGATGGCAAGACCTGAGCGTAAAATAACAGAAGAAGAACTGGTAGAAATTGAAAGACTAGCACCTTCATTAACTAAAGAGCAGTTAGCAAAGCATTTAGGTATGTGTTTCAATACCTTAGAAAAAATAATGGCTAGAGATGATAGAGTTAATGAAGGATACAACAGGTCTAGAATGGCGGCTGGCACAAAGATGATAGAGGCGCTATACCACAAAGGATTAGATGAAGGAGATTTTCAGTCAATGAAGCTTTGGTTATCTCATGTAATGGATTGGACCGAGAAATCTAAGCAAGAGATTACAGGCGCTGATGGTGGACCTATTGAGAAAGATGTAGAGGTAACCATCACAGTTATTGGCGCAGATGACTGAGGAGGATATATGCCACTCAAGAAAGGTAACAGCAAGAAAACCATAAGCAGCAACATCCGTACAGAGATCAACGCTGGAAAGCCACGCAACCAAGCCATAGCAATCGCCTATGCAAAAGCTCAAGAGAAGAAAAAGAAAAAGAAGGCTGGGCCGAAAGGCGCTACTTATGCCTAATGAACTATAACCTAACAGTCATCAACAAAGAGCTAGGCAAGCTTGCTCAGTCTAAGGCGAGGTTTCTTATTCTCTTTGGCGGCAGAGGCTCAGGCAAAAGCGTAGGCATAGCAAACATACTCCTAGCCAAAGCAATGCAAGGCAAGAAGACAGCTTGCTTTAGAGAGTTCCAGAGCAGTATGCAGGACAGCGTTTACTCTTTGCTCTGCTCAGAAATAGAAAGGCAAGGCCTGCAAGATGTATTTGAGATACAAAGCAACCAGATAAACTTTCGCAAGAATGGTGATACTGCCTTTGTGTTTAGAGGCTTAGCTAGATCACCAGAGAATGTGAAGTCGTACCATGATTTTGATTTATTCTGGGTAGAGGAAGGACAGAGCCTTAGCTTTGAAAGTCTCAAGGCACTAACTCCTACTCTGAGAAAAGAAGGAAGCCAGATACTAATTAGTGCAAACCCACGCAGCAAGAATGATGCATTCAGCCAGAGATTCTTTACTCCGTTTGAGAAAGAGCTAAGAAGAAACAAGCATTACTCTGATGACTTGCACTGTATCTATTGGGTTAACTACGACAAGAACCCTAAGTTCCCTACGGTCCTAGAAGATGAAAGGCTGCATGATAAGAAGAGTATGTCAGCAGCTCTGTACAAACATATCTGGGAGGGAGAGTTCTATGATGAGGTCCAAGACAGCCTGATAAGCGTGGAGTGGTTTGATTCAGCTATTGACGCTCACGATAAGTTAGGATGGAAGGGAGAAGGCGCGATAATAGCCAGCCATGACCCATCTGATACAGGCGGTGACTCTAAAGGATTCTGCGTTAGGAGAGGAAACCAAATTCTAGATATCAGCGAGATGGTAACCGGAGAAGCAGCAGACGGAATGGATTGGGCGCTGGATAAAGCTTTAGAAAGCCAAGCGGATTGGTTTGTATGGGATTGTGATGGCTTAGGTGTTAGTCTTAAACGACAAGTAGATAGCGCATTGGCCGATAAGAACGGCATAGACTACTTCATGTTCAAAGGCTCAGAAGCTGTAGAGGAGCCAGAGCAACCGTACACTGAAGGCGGCAAAACAAAGAACAAGACCAACAAGGAAACCTTTTACAACAAGAGGGCGCAGTATTGGTGGCGGCTGCGGGATAGGTTCTACAATACTTATCGTGCAGTTGAGCGTGGAGAATATGTGGACCCAGAGGATCAAATTAGCTTATCCTCAAGCATATCTAACCTAGATCAAATTCGTTCTGAGGTTTGCCGCATACCTTTAAAGCGTAGCAACACTGGTAAAATACAGATTATGTCCAAGATAGAGATGGCTAGAAAGCCTTATCAGCTACCATCTCCAAACATGGGTGACGCTTTAATGATGGCTTGCTACAGGCCCAAGACAAAAGCAGCGCCCACTAAGATTAATTTTGCAGGATGGAATGACTGATGAAATATAAAGACAAGCCTTACTCCTCAAAGAAATACAAAGAACACGATTACGTCTATGACCTTTTAACCAAGTCTCAAAGTGCTGACCAAGACATGAGAGATCAGGCTAGAGAGTGTGCATTGTTCTTGGATAAGAGAGATGGACAGTGGGAGCCTAAGTGGTTAAGTCAGGCAAAGAACGAGAAAAAGCCACGCTACACTTTTGATATGGTCAATCCTATTGTGGACCAAATTTGTTCAGAGATAACGCAGGCAGAGTTCGATGTAAAGATTGCGCCTGCTGGCGGTAGTGCTACTCAGTCCATAGCTAACACCTACGATGGAATCATACGCAACATAGAAACCATGAGTGATGCTTCAGATGTTTATGCAGAGTCAGCCAGAGGAATGGTAGTGGGCGGCTTTGATGCTTGGAGGGTTTCACAGAAATACATTGATGATGATTCTTTTGAGCAGGACTTGGTGATTGAAAAGATAGGCAATGCCATAGATAGAGTCTTCTTTGATCCAGCAGCCGAGAGACAAGACAAGTCTGATAGCCGTTATTGCTTTGTTCTACACGCCATAAGCAAAGAAGAGTACCAGCGCAGATGGCCTGATGGCTCAGAGGAAAGCGTATCGGAAGGCAGAGATGGTGATGCTTACTATGATAAGGCTGAAGTCATTGTTATTGGTGAGTTTATCTATTGTGAAGAGTCCGACAAAGAGTTAGTCATGTTTGACAGTGGCGCTGTGCATGAGGCTGACAGCGAATTGAAGAAAGTGATTGATGATTTCAAAGCAATGGGAATCAATGAGATACAAAGAAGAAAGCGAGTTCACAAAACAATTTGCAGTAGATTCTTTGACGGAAAAGATTGGCTAGAAGATAAATCGGAAACAGTGTTTAGCAGAATGCCTGTTGTTCCTATCTATGCCAACTACAGAATAACTGAGAACAAGTCTATCTATTGGGGTGTAGTAGAGAAGCTGCTTGACCCTCAAAGAGTGTTGAACTACTCAGTAAGCAGAGAGATTGAAGAGGGAGCCTTAGCACCTAGAGCCAAGTTTATGATGACACCAGCTCAGGCTGCTGGGCATGAAGACACTCTGGCAACGCTCAACACTAACTCTGATCCGGTGCAGTTTTACAATGTTGATCCAGATGCTCCAAACCCTCCACAACAGGTAGGAGGCGCAGCAATTAATGCTGGACTTAGAACAATCTCTGAGTCGATGAGAGGAATGATTACTTACGCCTCTGGAATGTATGCATCAAACATGGGAGAAAATGCAGGCCTACAAAGTGGTGTAGCTATTGAGCAATTACAAAACAAGGGTGACAACTCTACGCTCAAGTATTTCAGTGCCTTAGAGACAGGTATAAGAGCAACTGGCCGTGTATTGGTAGAGGCTATCCCAAAGGTATACAACACAGCAAGAACGGTTAGGATTCTTAAAGAAGATCAAACCTATGATGTAGCTCCGATTAATACGCAACAGATTGACCAACAAACAGGACAAGTTGTAACTCTGAATGATCTCTCTGTAGGCGTTTACGATGTAAGTGTAAGAGCTGGAGCAAGCTTTAAGAACAGACAGAAAGAGACAATCGACACCATTATTGAGATAGCAAAGATTGATCCCACTATCTTGCAGATTGCTGGTGATGTCCTATTGGATAATGTTTCTACTGCGTCAGCAAAACAAATCTCTGACAGAAAGAGAGAGCAGATGCTTTCTCAGGGAATGATACCTCAGTCTCAGATGACGCAAGATGAGTTAGCGGCTATGGCTCAGGCTCAACAACAGCCACAAGAACCTGATCCAGCTTTTATGATAGCTCAGGCAGAAATGGGTAAGGCTCAGGCAGAGCAGTTAAGGGCGCAGATAGAAGGGCAGAAAGTCCAGAATGAAACTATGCGGATACAACTTGAGGCTCAGAAGATGCAAAACACTTCTGTAGTTGATCAGGCAAAGAGTCAGGTAGACATCTTTAATGCTCAGACTAGCAGGCTCAAGGTAGAGGTAGACGCTGAGAAGGCTGGAGCAGCTATAGACAACACTGATGTTAAGACTTTTGGTGAAGAGATAGACAACCAAAGAAAGATACAAGAGATGAATAACGAGAACCGAATGAGAAGCATGAGCACTCCAGACCTTATGAGAATTGCTAATCGTGGACGATAAGTTAAAGCAATACCTTATTGATAGCGGAGAGTCTTTAATTAAGAAAGGCGCTGATGCTTTAGGTTTTGGTGATGAAAGACAGCTTGCTATATCTCAAGAGGCAGTAGAGCTTACTAATCAGATGGTAGATGCTGGTTTAATAGGAAAAAACTCTAGAGTTGAGTTGGTCCTGCCAAAAGAAGGCGAAATGAATAGGCAGAACACAGGAATAAGAGGCGATGAAGAGATATTCAACATAGTCAATCATGCGCTATTTTCTTATTACGCAGGACAGAATCCATTAGCTGGTCTTGGCGCTCAGGCTAAGGAACACTTTCAAGCTATTAAGCAGAAGTCGCAAGGCAAAGACCCAAGAACAGAGTACCTTGATTACATCAACAATGAGTTTGGGATAGAGCTTGCAAGACAGGGATTAAGTCCAGAAGAAGCTAAGGATGCAATTATGATGACTATTGCTAGTGGTGGCAGGAATAGAGAGTTGGGGGGCGTTCCTCAGTTTGTGATGGGAAGAGACACACTACAAAACATAAATGATGTACCAAAGTCTCGTTACCCTTGGTTTAACTACAATGAATGAGATCGCATCAGGACCAGTATCAGCAGTACCTTTAGTTTCAACTCATGTGAACAGAGAAACTAGGACAGAGGTAGTGCATGAGCCTGTTGTCAAGACAGTAGAACAAGTGACCGTTATAGATACTTATGATTGGCGTGGTGCTAAAAGCTCTAGAGCCAGAGAATACACAGTTAACTATTTAGTTTAAGGATTTAACAGTGGCTGAACCTGTTAGTGCATTAAGAGACTTAGATGAACTTTCTGGTTACACAGAGCAGAATCCATTGTCTGTTGGAGATGACCAGCAGAAAGCAATACAAGAGTTAGAACGTAGAGGTATTAAGGCTCCTGAACAACCAGAGTTTGGTTATGACTATGGTGGAGATAGAGGCGTAACAGATATTTTTATGCCTTTTCGTAGAGAAGTCATAAGACCAGAACAAACCATTCCTACAGGAAATATTTCTTTTGGTCCCAGAGGAAATATGCAGCAAGAAGTTAAGACGATACCAGCTCAGTACGGAGAGTCAGAGTTTGGTATGGAGTATATGCCTTTAGTAAGAGGCACTAAGTCAGCTCTTAACGCTGTAGGTGATTTTTTCTTTGGTGACGCTGGAGAACAAGCAGCCGTAACAAAGTCAGCTTTAAATATGGCAGAAGGCCTTGGTCAATACGCAACAGAGCAAGCAAAAGCTGCGGCATCCGGTGGAGAATACTACGACCCAGAACAACAAAGAATAGTTAGCTTTGATCCTACGTCAGTAATGATTGGCGGCAATCCAACAGCAGGACAAGCCGTTCTAGCCTCTGGGGTCAGACTACCCTCTGGCGGCAAGAAAAGAGCTTATGAACAATACGGTGGAACTTTAAATGACGCTAGAGAAAAGCTAGGTATTACGCAAGAAGGTACAGATGCTTGGCGTTCTACAAGAAAGGGATTCAAAAGCGAAATACCACAGGAAATAAGAGAGGCAGCTCAAAAAGTTTACGATGGTGATATGGACATACAAGAGTACAACAACATTGTACAAAGAGTATTGCCTCCAGAACCCATAGGCCAAGTATTAGAAGTTCCAAGCTATGAAGAGATAGCGATGGCTCTTGGCAAGGGAGAAAAAACAGGTGGAATAATTGGCGTTAACATAGCTCTGCCTGATGGAACTCCAGCATCATCAAGGCTTGATATTAATGCCTATCAAGATCAAGGCACTTGGGTAGCAACTGTGCATGACGCTGGTACTAGTGGCACTGTTTTAGGTTATGGGCCTACTGCTGTTCTTAACAATGTTTCTTTTAATTCTAAGCCTAACGTAGCTCTAGATATTGCTAGGGGCGCAAAAACTAAATCCACAATAGGAAGAGTGGAAGGCGCTTGGGAAAATCGTGATCCCAAAGTTGTTGAGCAGCAAGTTAGAGACATATTAAACGGAACAGCTCCTGATGCTGACCAATGGATAGAAGTTGGAATGAATCCAGCAAGAGGAAGCGGTTTTTACGATAAGAAAAACGGTCAGCGTCTTGGAGAGGCAGAGCAAATTTTACAGATAGGTCCGGTTGTTCTAGCCAAAAGAGCTACAAGAATTGAATTAGATGATCCTAGAAACCTACTAACAACTAGAGGAAAGCCAAAACTAAACGATCAAGGCGAACAAATGTTTTTTGCTGGTGACAATAGAGTAGCTGGCTCTGGTGCTATTAGTGCGTTAAGGGAACAATTCAATATAAGTGATGAAGGTTTTGATCCTAGATTTGATAAAAGAATTCAAGAACAAGACAGAATATTAAATACAGAGCTAGTCTACGATAACAGGAATTTTGAAAAACCAGAATTAAGTATTTTTGATTTTGAGGGAAGACCTTTTGCTTTAACTATGTCTGACAGGACTAAGGCAGGATCACAGTTAAGAGGTGTTGAAGGTATTCAGTATGATATACCTATAGACTTGCAAGGCGGTCAAGACTTTATGTTTGCAAACCCTTTAGGTAGGGAGGGACAGGTTTGGGCGCAAGATCAAGGTGCAACTAGCGGTTACTTAAACGCTTTAAAACTAGGAGGAAGGCCTTTTAATAATGATGAAGTTTTAATGCTTCCGTATAGGATGGCTCCTACTGGCGGTGATTTTGCAACCATGACAGGAGAAGTTATGGTTACTCATGCAAGACACGCTGTACCAAAAACCATGAAAACAAAAGCAGATAGAAAGATAAGAGAATTTTATCCAAGCTGGAAAGGTATTGATGATCCAGAAAGCATAAAGCAAATAAGCGAGATGTCTGGTGATCCAAGAAAGAAATTATTAAATGTATTAGATATAGGTTTGCGTAATGAAGGCGGGTTAGGCATTGGTCAGGCAAGACTAGCTGTTTCAGACAGAATGCAATTTAACGCTCCTGATATGGGTTTGCAGAATGTTGGTTTTCTTAATCCTTTAGGCGGTAGGTTTGAAGTTTCTGGTCACAGAACATACGGACAAGGGTTGGCTGGAAGGGGAGGCGGTGTTTTAAGAGAACAAGATATTAATGCTTTTGAGCTGCTTCCTGAGTTTGCTCAACAAAGAGGATTTAATAGTGTTGACGATTTACTTAGGGCTGATCCTTCAACGATGGCAAAAGAACAATATACGCTTAGAAGACTAAAGCCTATGGGAACCATTACAGAAGATATTTTAAAAGGAATTGAGCAAAGACGAAATTAGTTAAATAATTATGCAAAACCACAATATGTGGTATAGTTAAAGTACAGCGAACTCCACGCTTTTTTGGAGGTGCGGAACGTCACCGTTCATTTGACGGCATTTACGGAAGGTTAAGATGCTACCAGAAGATGATCTTGATGAGGCTACAGACATTACGTTTGAGCTTGAAGAGACAGAAGCTGAAGGTCAGGTAACTGACTCCGAATCATCCACGGATACTGAGGAAGCTCAGGAAAAATCTACTAAACCTGTTTTTGACGAGGCTCAACAAGATGCCTTTGATAAGGCTATAGGCAAGAAGGTCTACCAAATTTCTGAAAAGGAAAGGGAGATCCAAGGCCTAAATGCCAGAATCAAAGCTCTTGAAGATAGCGCCCCTAAAGAACAGAGGCCTGTTATACCGCCAACGCCTGACCCTTATCAGTTAAGCGATCAGGAGTTCAGGAGAAAGGCTAGTGAGCGTGATCAGGCAATAGCAAGACAAGCTGCTTATGATTCTCAGCAAGAGTCGTTACAACAACAACAATTGCTGGCTCAGAAGCAGGAGCAAGAACAGTATGTAGCTAAACAGAACGAGAAGATTAACTCTTATTCTAAAAAAGCTGCTGCTTTGGGTATAACGCCAGAGGAATTGCAAGTTGCGGGTAACACTGTAGCTGGCTTTGGTGTATCGCAAGACCTTGTTGACCATATTTTAGAGGACGACATGGGACCAGCGATCACAATGTACCTCAGTAAGAATGCTGTTGAACTAGACAACATTCGCAACATGACCCCAATGCAGGCTGCGATTAGGATAGAGAATGAAATTCGGGCTGAAGCTGCAAAACTTAAACCTAAAGTAAGTGCGGCTCCTCCTCCGGTTGATACGCCACAGGGTGCTGGTTCAGCGCCTAAAGCTAGAGGCCCAGCAGGAGCAACCTTTGAATGAATGAGGTGGCCCAATGGCTAATAAT